AGCGAGGGGACGCTAAATGCGGCTCCTGACCGTCAACGAAGCCCTGGCTGAATTCAAGATGTGTAGGGCGACTCTCTATAAACGTATCGGCCAAAGAAAGTTCGGATCATACAAGAACGGCTCAAAGACTCTGCTCGACGCAGACGAGATCGAGCGATGGCTCAAGAAAACACGCAGGGAAGCCATCCCTGCAAAAAAATAACAGGAGGTAGTCAATGGGCTACAGTGGTGACGAGGACCTGGTAGAGGAGGTCAAAGCAGATCTCCAGGATCGCAGGACCTTCATCGGCGGAAGCGATGCGCCGGTAATTATGGGTATTTCCCCTTGGAAGACCCCGTATCAGTTGTGGCTGGAGAAAACCGGCCAGGCTCCGGAAGCAGATCTCTCCGAAATCGAACGAGTTCAGTGGGGAATCAAACTTGAAGACCTGGTAGCCAGGGAATTTGTGGCTAGAACAGGGATGAAGGTCCGCAGAGTGAATCAGCGCCAAAGGCACAAGGCAAAGCAGCACTTCGTAGCGCAAATCGACCGCAGGATAGTCGGCGGTGGAATCCTGGAATGCAAGACCACCGACGGAGCCAGGAAGTCAGACTGGGACGATGGAGTCCCTGATCATTACCTGGTGCAGGTGCAGCATCAAATGATGGTAACTGGAGAGAGCTTTGCTTATGTAGCGGTTCTGTTCGGAGGAAACACATTCCAGTTTTACAAGGTAGAAAGGGATAATGATCTCATCCAAAACATGGAGGTGATTCTCGACAACTTCTGGTCCTTGGTGCAAACCAAGACCCCGCCAGAACCATCAAGCACCGAAGAAGCTCGCCAAATGTGGCGTAAGCCCTCAGCTGATGTAGTGATTGGCGGAGACGATGAGAAGTCAATCCTGAAAGATCTTCTCGAAGTAAAGGATCAGATCGAGGCTTTGAAAGGGAAGCAGGACGAGCTGGAACTCGCCCTGCAAATGAAACTACAAGACCTTGGGGATACGCTCTCCATCGCAGGGATCCAGGTCGTAAGCTGGAAGACCCAATCAAGAACGTCGATCGACACCAAAGCCTTGGAACTATCCTACCCCGACATTGCCAGCCAATTCAAGAGAACTTCTGAATCCAGGGTTTTCAGAGTCTTGAAAGGCGCCAGGGAATTATGAGAGTCGTCATAAACCTGCCAGACCACGAATTCACCGAGCACTTAATCTATGCACGCGCAAAGGGATTCGTGGGGCAGAACAATAATGAAGCGGTCAAGACTCTTCTCACCTTCTGCACCAAGCAGCACATCAAGAAATATCCTCTCTCAGAGGCGCAGAGGCGAGAAGTCGAGAAAAACTACGACCTACGGCAAGAAAACTCCGTAGCGTCAAGCGGTGAGCAATTAGGAGAAGATATAGATGAGTAATCCATACGAATTACAGAAAGCAGAACCTAGCGCGGTAGTAGAGATCGAGTCCTCGCGGGCAATCGCGGAAGTCCAGGGTCAGGTTGTCATGGCTAAAAAGTTTCCGCGGGATCCAATCAAATCGATGGATAGGATCTTAAACGAGTGCCGCAGGGCAACCTTGGCGGAACAGGCCGAGTACTCCTTTCCCCGTGGTGGAACGATGGTCACCGGTCCTTCGATTAGGCTGGCTGAAACAATAGCAAGGAACTGGGGCAATCTATCGTTCGGAACGGTCGAAGTAGATAGGCGGGGCGATGAGTCTTCCATGCTCGCCTATGCCTGGGATCTCGAGACGAATGTCATGGCTCGCCAGGAGTTCAAGGTCAGGCATGTAAGAGACACAAAAGACGGAGCGAAGGCGCTGCGCGATGAACGCGATGTTTATGAGGTTACTGCAAATCAGGGATCTCGGCGAGTTCGTGCCTGCATTTTACGGATCGTACCAGGAGACGTGGTTGACGCTGCGGTTGCAGAATGCCAGCGAACGCTTTCGGAAAGTATCGGCGATATACAAGACAGAATCCCTAAGATGCTCGAGAAGTTAGGCACTTTCGGGATAACAAAACTCCAGATCGAAAAACGACTTCGGCACAGAATAGATACCTTAAATGGTCCGGAATACCTGGCACTAGGGAAGATTTACCAATCCCTGAAAGATGGTATGGCAACTCCCGATGACTATTTTGAGCCAGAGGAAAAGCCAGAAGCTGAAAAGAAAACCTCTGTGGCAGAAGTGGCCAAGAAAGCAGCAGAGAAGATTAAAAAGTCTCCAGCACAAGAAGCGGTAGCGAAGATGTTCGATAACGTGAAGACCGAGATAATCGATCCTCCTCCCCCTTATGGCGATAAGCTGGATATCTTCTGATGCAAAAAGCGCGATGGATCATAAAGCAAGCGCGGAAGCTGTGGCACAGAAGCGCGGTGTTGAGGGTGATTTGTTATATTTTCAGCTCTCTTCTGTTCTTTGCCGTCATCGCGCTTTTTTATCTCATAGCCGCGGCTGACTACGCATACACGCGAGGATTGTAGTGGCTCGAAAAAGAATGGTTAATCCGGACATCTGGACAGATACCGGATTCATGGAATTGTCATGGGGTGCACGGCTCCTTTTCATTGGCATGATCTCGAGAGCGGACGATGAAGGACGAGGGAATGGATCTGCGAAAAGTTTAAAAGCAGCCATTTTCCCCTCTGACGATATCACTGTCAGCAGGATCGAGAAGCTCAAGGATGAGGTTCAGCAGTTTACCCGGGTGAAGTTCTATGAAGCCAATGGCCAGATTTATTACCAATTACTTAAGTGGAGATTATATCAGCAGATACAATATCCATCCAAGTCTTCAATACCACCATTCAATGAGGATTCATTGAATGCTACCGGAAAGCTCAATGAGGACTCACATAAATTAACTAATAAGTTAGTTAATAAATTAATTAGTGCTGATTCAATGAACGAAGAGTCGCACGGGCCGTCTTCAATGCGGCCCGGCGACCTTGAGCAGTACTCGGCCAAGGAAAAGATCAAATCAATGTTTAAGGGCATAGTACCCCAGGAGGCTAAATGAGCTTTTACAAACGCCCATACTTCCAAAAATCAAAAACGCGCTCCAGAAAGAAGCTTGACGACTATGATTACAAGTCACTGGTAAAGATCCTTGACAAAGAATTTGGGTTTTATATCAAAAAAACATTTGAGATAGCTCCAGGATTATCTAGATGCTACACCTGCGGAAATATTCACGAAACGAACGATATCCAGGCAGGGCACTACATTTCGCGAAGGTATTACATCGTCAGATGGGATCCTAGAAATGTAAGACCACAGTGTTCTGGGTGCAACGGGCCACGGGCAGGAGAACCGCTTAGATTCAGGGTCAACCTTGTTGAGGACATTGGGGCAAAAAACGTCGAGAACCTTGAGTTCCTTGCTAGGTTTAACGGAGAACGAAATATGCCTAGAGAGTTTTTAATCGAGCAGATCGGAATTTACAGAAAATTGAATAAAAAACTACGGAGGGAGGAATTATGAATCTAAACTTAGAGTTCTCAGAATATGAAATCAAGTACCTAGAGCGCGAATATAAGCGGCGCGGATTAGGAATAGATCTTCCTGGGAACAACCCGTCGCCGGTTGATATGGCGATAAAAAAAATCGTCGAAGCCGCAAGGAAACAAAAATAAATGTCGCGCATGATCTTGTACGCAGAGATCGAGGCTGAACGTCGGCGGCAGGAATTAAAGTGGGGAGAGCAGAATCACCAAATCAATACCATATCTACTCATTGGATGTATTCGGCGCTTGCCAGGGATGCAAAAAGAAGCTGCGAGATTGCACGGAAAGAGGGAAATATTACTTGGTTCGACATTCTCTTTGAAGAGTTCTGTGAGGTCTTCGCCGAAAGGACACCAAAAAAGCAGCGCGAAGAATTGATTCAGGTCGCCGCAGTCGCGGTCCAGATGATCGAATATATCGACCGGAGGCTGTAATGCGAAATATACAACTAGAAAAAACTAACACTATAGATCCGCACTCGATAGAGTTGCTTGAGCGCATAATAGATAACGGGAGTTGTGTATTTATAAAATGCCCCGCGTGTCCATTGTATGAAGAATGCAACTCAGAAGTTGAGATTGCTGAGCTTGCGAAGAATAAACTCGATGCATTTAGAAAAATAATAAGCGAGGTACACATGAAAAAAGAAAATCAGTCATGGGTAATAAAGTCGCGGGGGTTGGTATGCTCGTGTTGTGGTCGCCCCTTTACGGAAATAATGAGGCGGAAAGCAATGGTACACCCTGCTCTTTTTGAAGAAATCGGAGAATTTCATATCTGTGGTTCCTGTTTACGAAAACAGCAAAAACATTCAGACGACTCTATCGTCGCAGCTACGAGGTTTGGCGATTGCTAAAAGAAGCGAAGGAAAAACAGGAGGAAGATAAATGCAGGTAATTATCATGGAGAGTGTGGAAGCGCTGGCAATACAAATTGAGCGCGAACTTATCAAACATTCTTGCGACGCTCCTGTTGTGGATTCCATCCTCTCCTGCCTGCACCCCATCGAGGTGCCGAGCGAGGCGGAGAAGCTGGTAAGGATGTTGGAAGAAGGATTTTACAATGCCACTAATGAATTTAGCGATCTTCCACTCGAGAAATACCGTACCGAAGCCGCGGCGCTGATCACCGCCCACTCGCGGACGGTGCCGAGGGCGATGCTGGATGAAATAGCCGATGAATCGCTTATGTTTCGAAGCAAAGAAGATCAACAGGAAAAAATAAATAAAATCGCTGCCAAGTACGGCTACCACGCAGAGTAAGGGGGATGGAAGATGAAAGAGCGACCAATCATATTTAACAGTGACGAGGTTCGGGGGATTATCGATGGCCGAAAGACCATGATGCGGCGGGTAATCAAACCGCAACCGCATGAAATAGCATATCGAGACCGTTATGACAACGAGGAATCGGCTTGCTTTTGGCGCTACGGAGAAGAACGTGAGGATTGGCCACGGCCTAAAGACTGCCCCTACGGTCAGCCAGGCGATAGGCTATGGGTTAAAGAGACAACATTTAATGTTGAAGATCATGGCTATGTCGGGCCGGTATATCTCCAATCTGATCGTGCTGCGGAAATAATTGACTGGGGGCTCGCGCCAAGCGGGGACGATCCTGCTGAAGTAGATCCTGAAGATGTGAAGCTAAGGCCATCCATTTTTATGCCCAAAAAGTATGCAAGGATATTCCTTGAAGTCGTCGGCGTCCGCGTCGAGCGGGTGCAGGAAATAAGTGAGGAAGATGCCTTGGCGGAGGGAATTAGGCGCATTCCTCATGGGATGGATGGCGACTACTTCCATTTCAGCCGAACCGAGGCCGATCCCCAAAACTGGTGCTTTCCCGACGATGCATTCCGCGAACTCTGGGACAAACTCTACGCCAAGCGCGGCTACGGATGGGACGCGAATCCCTGGGTATGGTGCGTTTCGTTCAAGGTTATTAACAAAATCGAGTTTAAGCAAGTGGGGGGGTGAGTCGTTGTTCTCATTTCTCGATCTCTTCGCCGGCATCGGAGGATTTGCCCTTGGTGCGTACTGGGCCGGCCTGCGATTTGATGAGCATTACTACAGTGAGGTAGATAAGTATGCTATGCGGGTTTATCAGCAGCGATTCCCCGACGCAATCGGACTCGGGGACATTACAAAAATCGACGGATCAAAGCTCCCATACGGAGACTGGATTATTGCCGGCGGCTTCCCCTGCCAGGACATCAGCGTCGCCGGAAAAGGTGCGGGACTCGCAGGGGCGCGCTCCGGTCTTTGGTTTGAGATGCTACGGCTTATTGGCGATTTACGACCGCGATACGCGATCGTGGAGAACGTCGGAGCGCTCCTTGTTCGGGGAATTGATACCGTTCTCGGAACATTGGCCGAGATCGGGTATGACGCGGAATGGCAGATTATATCGGCTGCAAGCGTTGGCGCGCCGCACAGAAGGGATAGGGTCTACATTGTGGCCTACCCCAAAGGCAAGCGATTCGTTCAGGGTGCGTATGAAAATAGAATCGGTTCGGAAAACATTAAAAAAACGTTTAACTGGGGTAATCGGAAGCCCCCCGTTTCTGGAAGCGTACTTGGACTTAACTGGATATCTGCCCCACCAGGAATTTGTGGAGTGGATGATGGGCTACCCGAAACAGTGGACAGACTTAGATGCCTCGGTAACGCCATTGTCCCTCAGTGCGCGGAAGTGATTTTCAATCTACCGGCATTTGATGAATGGAGAGAGGAGGCTACACGATGAGCAAACTAAGCGAGGCACTCGCGGCGATGGACAAGGCGACGCCGGGGCCGTGGCATGTCGGGAACGGCAAGAAACCCGACCTTTATATGGGCTGGGACTCCATCATCGCAAAGCACGAAGACGGTGACAGGTTTGTTCTTGCGGAGGTACTATGATTACAAAGAAAATAGGCGGGCGCACAGAGTATACCGAATCAGTGCGTCACTGTTGTGGGCATACCATAGATAAGGAGAAAAACGATGCCTGGACGAAAATCTCGCCTTCCTGTGCCAGAAATGCCACAACGGGTACGACGCGAAACACCGGGCGGCCGGATTAAGGAACGGAGGATGAATAGTGTCAGTGTGTAAGGAGCCGTCGAGTACTGATAATATTGGTCCGTCATGGCTGCTCTTGTCATCAGTTAAAATAGGTCTCAGCGAAAGTAACGGGAGACCTAGGAGGAAGTGTAGGTACATAATTGAAACAAAACATTATCGTCAAGAATACAGGGACCTGGACGAGTTGTGCGATAAGGAAGGTCTTACAATAGCGCAAGTCCGTAGTCACCTGTATCGCAGACGGAAAGGAATAGACACGTATACTGTATCTGATTCTGGGGAGATTGTTAGGATCTATGAGTAAGGCAGCACGGAAGAGGTCAAATAAAAAAGAGATAGTAATAAATCCAAAATGGGATTTGTTTATCGAAAAGTATACAGAGAGAGACTTCAAGGATGCTGCTGGGGCTTACGAAGAAGCGTTCGGGTGCTCCCGGGATTCTGCCTATGTGGGGTATAAGCGATTATTACGCTCACAAAAGTTTCAGGAGCATTTTGCCGAAAAAATATCATCGTCTATCGGTGATTCTATTTTTGGTATCGATCTCAGAATTGTAAAAATGTATGTAACGCGAGCATTTTATGACATTGCAGACATCCTTGATGCACGGGGAGATCTCGTTGCGCCGCTTAGTGAGCTCAGCAAAAAAGGCCTTTCGTGCGTGATAGTGGATATAGACAAACGCATAGATAGGGACGGAAATGAACACATAGTATACAAGCTCGCTGACCGAGACAAGGCTCTTATCATGCTGAAAGATTACATGGAGATCGTTAACCGGGTTAAGCCGCAAAAGCAGGACGATCCCGGAAGTGGTGGTGGACCGTCAGCACGAGTGTACGTCGTGCAACGGAGGACGGTCGAAGAATGGAGAGCATATTACGAGACGGATCTATCTGGCTACCACAACCAAGACAGGGAGACGCCATCAGCAATCCCGCTTTCGAGCTCTTCTTTGGAGGAGCCAAGGGAGGAGGAAAATCTGATTTCATTCTAGGTGACTTCCTCTATGATTGGGAGGAGTGGGGAGTAGCGTGGAGGGGGATCCTTTTTCGCAGAGAATACAAAGAACTTGAAGAAATAATACATCGGAGCCATGAGATCTACGGGAAGATTCCCGGGGCATACTATAAGGGCGGTGATCAGAGGACCTGGTATCTTCCGGCCCCCTATGCAAAATACCCTGGTTACGCAACATTGCGCCTGAGAAACTTGAGGAATATGGCGGATGTTGGCGAGTATAACGGCCACCAGTATCCGTGGATCGGATTCGATGAGCTCACAGAGCACCCAACAGGCGGTCCCTACGAATTTATGATTGGTTGTTGCCGCTCCGCATACGGAGCGCCTTGCCGTATCAGATCAACAGGCAACCCTGGCCGGCCCGGTCATGGATGGGTCAAAGCCAGGTTTGTAGACGTAGCCCATCCGTTTGAGCTTTATACCGATCCAGAGACGGGACTTACCCGTTGTTTTATCCCATCCAGGCTAGAGGATAACAAAATACTTATCGCCAATGATCCAGATTACGAGCGGCGCCTCCTTCATTTTGAGCCGCACCTGCGTAAGGCTTTAAGATACGGAGATTGGTCAGTAGTAATCGGCCAGGTCCTCTCCGAATTCTCATCATACAAGCACGTTATTCGTCAGGCCCCGCTTGATCAGTCATGGTACAAGTTTGCTGCTCTTGATTGGGGGTTCGC